AACACAGCGGCAATGCTGCGCCCCTCGCTGGCATGGCGGGGTTTGAGTTTTGAGATCGCCATACAGCGGCTCCTTTCCTGTAAAATCATAACAGCCGCAGACCATATTTTGTGATCTGCGGCTGTTATTTAAATTTTTAGTTTTGAAATTCTCTCAACACTGTTGAGAGTTTTGGCTTTCATCCGCCGCATCATATAATTCTTCCAGTTTTTTCTGCAAAATTTCTTTGCTGATTAACTTGGTGCGGTATTCAGAAATCATGGTGGAACTCATATTACGGCTCAACGCATATTCCACTACATCTTCATCTTTACTTTTGCAAAGAATAATGCCGACACTTGGATTCTCATGGGGTTTCCTTATATCACGGTCTAATGCTTCCAGATAAAATTCCATTTTACCCAAATATTCTGGTTTGAAATCGTCAATCTTTAAGTCAATGGCAACCAGACACTGCAATTCCCGATGGTAAAAAAGAAGATCCACAAAGTAATCATTTTTCCCAACCTGCAAATGGTATTCTTCGCCCATGAAGATGAAATCACGGCCAAATTCCAAAAGAAATTGCTTCATGTTCTTTAAAATGGCCTGCTTCAAATCAAATTCTTTATACGGCTCCGGCAAATTCAAAAATTCCAACATATACAAATCACGAATCATGCCTGTATTTTCCGTATGGTCAATTCCTGATGGTGCTTTCCCATCAGACAGAAGAAGTCTCTCATAGTAACCGCTGTCAATCTGGCGCTCCAGTTCCCTTGCCTTATATTTCTCCTTAGAAGCCAGCTTTAGATAAAATGCCCTTTCTTCATCTGTCTTGGTTTTTGACATAATGTGAAGATTGTTCGACCATGTATTTGCTCTCAACAGTGTTGAGAGTTCTGGCTTATCCTGATAAGTTTCAAAAAACTGTTTCATGCGCCAGATATTCTGTGCCGAATATCCCCGAATGCCGGGTTCCTTAGAGAGAATATACTGGGATAATTGCTTTACAGTGGAACGTCCCCATCCATCTTGCTGTGCTTTCTCCGAAACGAATTTTCCGATGTTCCAATATAGACTGATGATGGTTTCATTTACCTTATAAGCAGCTTCTTGTCTTGCCTGCTCAATAATCTGCCTGATTTTTTCAAAATCGTCAACGTAAACGGGTTCCAACTCATTCATTTTGTGAACCTCCTTAAAAATCATAACCGTCTTATTATTATATCTGTAAAAAGGATTCTTGTACAGCTAAAATCCGGGCACGGCAGCTTGAAAATACTGCCGTGCCCGGTAGGGGTTATACTGTTAAATTGCCTTTAGCATACTGTTTATATCGTCCACTCGTTCTGTTAGCCAGACAACCGCCCCCGGCAGCCCATAGGGGCTTATCGCCCAGGCCAAAACCGCAAAGCCGAGAAAGCCATGCCATTCTCCGATGAACAGCATCAGGACTCCGAACAGAAACAAGGCTCCGGCAATCACATTCAAAACCATGCCGGAAAACAGACAGAAAAACCGTGCAAAAGCTACCAGCAGGGTCAAGATCAAGGTTACAGGGAACAACGCCAGCTTTATTAAAAATCTAATCATACCGGATACCTCCTTGAATCAATTCTCGTTGCAAGCTCACTATATCGCTTTAAAGTCATAAAGTCAAGTAAAACCTGTCACAAGTCCTCAAACTTGGAGAGCAGGGAGCTGAACGCTCCCCACAGTTCTCCGTATCTGGTTTTTAAATCTGCGATGTCCTCCCCATACAGATTGCCGGTGCTGTTCACACGCCTTGCGATCTGGTTCAAATTGTTGGAGCAGGTGCGCAGCAGGGCGGCCAGTTCCTTAACGTCTGTCATATCTACCCGGACAACGTAGCCGTCCACCGCCATTTTTCTGAGGTACGCCCTCTGGTTGTGCGTGCCGAGCAGTTCCATCTTTTTGTCAATAATCTCTTTTTCTTCGGGCGATACCTTGAAATACAAGGGAATGGTGCGCCCACTGCGTGGATTCATTAAATTGCCACCTCCATTTCTTTATCTTTCTTTGGTGCTGCACTGGCGGCGGACTCCACACCCATACGGCGCAAAAGCCGCTTGATGGAAGTCTTGCCGTCATGCTTTTGCCGTTCCCGGCTGTTTGGTTTGTCTTTGCCGCCGATATTTAACGCCACATTTAAGGCAGCCAGCCGCTCCGATTTTTCCGCAAGCTCCGCTTCCTGGGGGAATGGACGCTTGACCTCAACCTTGGCGTCCTCCATCTGCTGGAGTAGGTTTCCAAGAACCGTCTGATGCTGTTTCAGGTTATCCCGCATTCCCTCCAGCACATTGTCCATACGGGTAATGTTGCCAAAGGGGTCGCTGCCCGGTTCAAAGGTGTGGGAGCGTGTATGCTTCAAAGTAATCTGAAGTTTCGGAGATAGGCCGCTGTCGGATACCCATAACGTCATGGGAAAACCACGATATTCGCCCAGTTCCACCTTGTCGCTCAAATCTTTCAGGCTTTCAAATGCAGCGATGATCGCCTGACCTGCTTCTTTCTTCTCGGTGTAAGTAGTGCCCCTGACCGTCATGGAAAAATGCTCCTTGTCCGGCGGCGTATGGGCTTCCAAGTGCCGGATGTCTGTCTCCAGGTCAGCAATCGTTTCCTGTTCCCGTTTGATTGCCTGGGGATAGAACTTAATCAGGTTATCCTCCAGGGCATACCTCTGGCTTTCATGGTTGGCTTTTAACAGCTTTAGCTTCGTGACCTGCCCATCCAGTTCGGTCTTTTCCATAATCCTGGGGTCGCCGGATGCCAGCGCCTTGACTTCTGCATAGGAAAGAGCAGCTTCGTCCACATCCTCGCAAGAGCGGGATGGGTTTTTGCCGCTCATAAGCTGGCCGATGAATTTCTGTTTGTTCTCAATCAGCCCCCAGTTATAAGCATCAAAGGTTCCCTCGGTCACATACTTAAAGATCTTGACGCTCTTAAACTGGTTGCCCTGGCGCAGAATACGCCCTTCTCGCTGTTCGATATCCGCAGGCCGCCACGGACAGTCCAAATGGTGGAGCGCCGCAAGCCGTGTCTGGACATTGGTGCCAGCCCCCATCTTGGAGGTGGAGCCTAAGAGGACACGCACCTGTCCTTTCCGTACTTTGGAAAAAAGCTCCGCTTTCTGAACGTCGGTCTTTGCGTCATGGATAAAAGCAATCTGTTCCGGCGGAACGCCCTGCGCCATCAGCTTCTGTTTGATGTCATCGTACACATTAAAGGAATTATCCCCGTGGGGTGTGGAAAGGTCGCAGAAAACAAGCTGGGCACCTTTCTGGGGTTCCGTATCCCGCCAGACTTTTAGCACATTTCCCACACAGGCATTGACTTTGCTTTCCGGGTCGTCAGGCAGTTCAGGATATGCCAGACGCTGATCCAGCGCCAGCTTCCTGCCGTCCGATGTAATCTTGAGCATATTGTCCTCCCTGGGGTCCACTAAGCGGTTTCTTACATCCTCCGCACGTTCTCCCAGTTCAGCAACCAGCTCTTTTTGAAATTCGCTGGGCTTTGTAACTACCGTGATATTTTCCGATGCCGGAACCGGCAGCTTTAACATTTCAGCAGTCTGGATGTCCGCCGCCTCTTTCCACATGGCCATCAGTTCCGGCAGGTTGAAAAACTTGGCAAACCGGGTCTTGGCACGGAAACCGCCGCCCTCCGGTGCCAGCTCCAGCGCCGTGACCGTTTCGCCAAATGCTGCCGCCCAGCTATCAAAGTGGTCAAGGCCGGTTTCTTTTAACAGGTCATATTGCAGGTAGCGCATCATGGTGTAAAGTTCCACCATGCTGTTGCTGACCGGGGTTCCGGTGGCAAACACCACGCCTTTCCCTCCGGTCAGATCGTCCAGATACCGGCACTTGGCAAACATATCGCTGGATTTCTGAGCTTCGGACTGCCCGATGCCGGCAACATTCCGCATTTTTGTTGTGAGGAAAAGATTTTTGAATCCGTGTGCCTCGTCCACAAACAACTTATCCACGCCCAGTTCCTCAAAAGTGACCACATCATCCTTGCGGCTCTGGTCATTTAGCTTTTCCAGTTTCGCCTGCAAGGATTTCCGGGATTTTTCAAGCTGTTTGATGGTGTAGCGTTCGCCGTTCTGGGCTTTGGCTTCCTCAATGCCGTCAATCACCTGGTCAATCTGCTCCCGCAGGATTGCTTTCTGCCGCTCCGGGGAGAGGGGGATTTTCTCAAACTGGGAATGCCCGATCACCACCGCATCATAATCGCCGGTGGCAATCCGGGAACAAAATTTCTTCCGGTTCTGGGGTTCAAAGTCTTTCTTTGTGGCAACCAGCACTTTGGCACCGGGATAGAGCCGCAGAAAATCTGCGCCCCATTGTTCCGTCAGGTGGTTGGGAACCACCACAAGGTTTTTCCGGCATAAGCCCAGCCGTTTGCCCTCCATAGCCGCCGCAATAATCTCAAAGGTCTTGCCAGCGCCCACACAGTGGGCAAGCAGGCTGTTCCCGCCGTAAAGCATCCGGGCAACGGCATTCTGCTGGTGAGGGCGCAGCTTGATTTCCGGTGTCATACCGGTAAAGCGGATATGGCTGCCGTCATATTCACGGGGTTTGATGCTGTTGAAGATCTCATTGTATTTTTGGCACAGCGCTTCCCGGCGCTCCGGGTCTTTCCATATCCAGGATTTAAAGGCTTCCCGCACCATTTCCTGTTTCTGCTGGGCCAGCATGGTTTCTTTCGTGTTGAGGACACGCTTTTCCGTGCCGTCTGCATCGTGGATGGTGTCATAAACCCGGCAGTCCCGCAGATTTAAGCTGTCCTCAATGATGGCATAGGCGTTCTTGCGCTTGGTTCCGTAGGTCACATAGGCAAGGGTATTGTTCGTACTGTCACGGGTCTTACCGCTGATGTTCCACTCGCCGGTGGCAGCGGAATACCGTGCGGCAATGGTATCGCCCCTGAGATAACCGGGGGTCTTTAAAAGTTCATAGGTAAACTGGGTGTAATACTTCGGGTCAATCCAGGTTGCGCCGATCCGCACATCAATCTCAGCCGCAGAGAGGTCTTTGGGCTGTGACTGCTCCAGCGCAGATACGTTAACCGCATACGCCGGGTCATGTTCTGCCGCAGCCCTGGCAGCCGCCAGTTTCTTCCGCACGTTGCCGGAAAGGTACTCGTCAGCGTTTTCCCAGCCCTCCAGCGGATGATCCAGCCCTTTTTCCGGGTTCTTAAAGATCACGCCGGAGAGTTCCTTGGCAATCTCCAGTTCCTCGCCGGGGCGGTCTAATATCTCCGCCATAAAGGAAAGGTCAACCCCGGCCCGCTCCCCAATGGACACCGCCAGGGCTTCCACCGGGGTATCCACATGGTTAATGCGCTTTTCCTGGTTGATGGTGCGCTTGGAGAACATATCCGCTTTGCGCTCCAGGTTCCTGTCCTCGTCCAGCACTTCCAGGGAACATAACAGGCAGTAGGAGCTGTCCTGCTCAAACGCACGCTTGTTGCCGGTGCTGTTGAGAAGCCCCCATTTTGCGGTGAAGCTGTCATAAGCCGAGTTCAGCCGTGTCTGAAGCTGTGCAATCTGCGCATCGGAACCGCCGTTTAGCTGGGTTTCAATTAAGTTCCGGGTAATGTCCCGCAGGGCGATCATGCCCCGGATGCGTTCCTCCGTGGCAGCCGGGACTTCGACCGGAATCAGCCCGCCATCTTCCTTGTAGTAAAGTTTTCCGTTTGCTTCGGTGTAACTGAAATTGCGGACTTCGGCAGGGGCGTCCAGGGGTTCGGCTTCCTGCTCCGGTGCAGCCGCTTCCCGCATCAGCAGGGCTTTGTCCGGTGCGCTTAAATTTGCCACCGCAGCGGCAAGCTGTTCTTTCAAGTCGGCATCCGGCAGCGGCTTGCAGGCGGTTTCCTGCCCGTAGGGGCCGCCTTCCCATACCATAGAACCCAGAACCATTTCCGGGTGCTGTTCAAAATATTTGTTGACGGGAATGCCGGCAGCGGTCTGGGAAACGTCTACCCAGTCCGGCATCTGTTCCGGCGGAGCGGCCCGTTTCTGCAAAAAGATGATGTCGCTGGTCACTTCCGTACCGGCATTTTTAAACGCATTGTCCGGCAGGCGGACAGCGCCCAAAAGGTCGGCTCTCTCTGCCAGGTATTCCCGGACGGCGGTGTTCGGCTTATCCAGTGTGCCTTTTGATGTGATAAATGCCACGATACCGCCTGGACGCACTTTATCCAACGTCTTTCCAAAGAAATAATCGTGGATGAAAAAGTGCTGCTTATCATACCGGGCGTCGGCTATCTGGTAGTTGCCAAAGGGCACGTTGCCCACCGCCAGGTCAAACCGGTTATCGGCAAAGTTGACACGCTCGAACCCGTCCACTGTGATATGCGCCTGGGGATAAAGCTGCTTGGCGATCCTGCCCGTGATGGAATCCAGTTCCACGCCGTAAAGGGCAGTATCTTTCATGGAATCCGGCACCATGCCAAAAAAATTGCCGGTGCCCATCGCAGGCTCCAGCATGGTTTTTGGTTCTAAGCCCATCTGCTCCACGGCATGATAAATGCTTTCAATGATGACCGGTGCGGTGTAATGGGCGTTTAGGGTCGAACCTCTGGCGGCTTCATATTCAGCCGGGGTTAAAAGCCCTTTCAGTTCGGCATATTCTGTTTTCCACTTTTCATCGGAACCGTCAAACGCCTGGGGAATGCCGCCCCAGCCCACATAACGGGACAGGGTTTCCTGTTCCTCCGGCGTGGCATTTCGGCCACCGGCTTCCAGTTCCTTTAACAGCCGGATGGCCGCCACATTCGCCTGATACTTTGCTTTCGGGCCGCCCACTCCCAGATCGGGAGCAGTAATGCGGAAATTTTCTGCTTTGGGCGGTTGGGGCTGCACAGGTGCTGCCGGTTCGGACGGCTCCGACAGCGGAGCGCCGGATGCAGCCAGTTCTTCCAGTTCCTTGTCCTGGGCGTCTTTGACCAGTTCCCGGACGTAAGACACCGGCTCATTCCTGAAAACCGGGAATCCGGTTCCGGCAGCAAAGGTATCATCCCGCAGGCTGACCGAGCCGAAATCATAGTCTACGCTGTCAATGGTAAAAGTGCGCCCCTCGTCTGTGACCTGCATCCCGATGGGGATATAGTCTGCAATCTCCAGGACTTTCTGGACTTCGTAGGTTTCTCCCTCCGGGCGGGCAAACAGGGCGCTGTTTCCGTGCTGGAGCAGCTTTTCCCCCAATGCCTGCCAGCTTGCGGCAGAGCCGGTGACGGCAGTTTCCCCAAGTCCCGGAATCTCCCTGGTAACGATCTTGCTCCCCAGGGCTTTGGCGGCAGTTTCCGCATCCTTGCCATAGAACAGATACAGATCATCCACTCGGACACCTGCCACATGGCCGGGGTATTCTGCTTTGAGCTTTAAGTATTCTTCGGTCAGCGGCGTAAGGTTCGGCTCCGGCTGGGGGCTTTCTTCCTCTGACGGTGCGCCCGCACGGGTTTCCCTGTCAGTACGTTCCGGCTGGGGCAGGGTACTTTCCTGTCCGGCTTCCTTTAAGGTCAGTGTGCGCCCCAGGGCGGTATAAGTTTCGCCGTTATCCTGGAAGAACACCGCAGGCAGGCCCGCCGTCTGTAACCGGTCAGCGGCTTCCTGCCAGCCCTCCCGGATACCTGCCACGGTCACTTCGCCTATTCCCGGCAGATCAACCGGCAGAAGCCAGGATACCGGCACCGCTTCAAAGGCAGTCCGGGCATCTTCACCGTAAAACAGGCAATACCCGCCGTTTTGGATACCGACCAATTCTTTCGGGTGCTTTTCTTTTAAGGCGTTGTAGGCATCCACATGGGGTAAAAGGGTTGTAGAGCCAGACGTTTCAGCCGGTTCTTCCGGTTCTGTCTTTCCCGTTACCCACGCAGGAGCATCGGGGTCATTTTCGTGCTGTTCCACGCTGGTACGGCGATCCGTTACCATATCCTGATAAGTACGCTCTAAAATATCGTCGATTAAGTATTCCCTGAAATCCGGCAGCGTGGTGTAGGCTTCATAAAGGGCGGGACGGCTGTCTTTCAGACCGGACAGCAGTTCGTCCAGTTTTGCTGAAAGTTCTTCCTGGGCATCCAGCACATCTGTATCCCGGTCACGCAGGAAAGGATAGATCTCACTCTGTTCGATCAATCCGATCAGTTCCGGCAGCGCCGCTTCATAAAGCCGTTTCGGGGTAAGGGCTGCCTGTTCCGTTGCCTGGGCAAGCACTTCCTTGTGCAGACGGTTATGGAAAGCGGACACATCAAAATAGGCTTTGGTCAGTTCCACATCGTCCACGGCAAGCACCGCCCGCCTGATAGCGACGTCGCACTCGATTTTGATATTTTCCTCATCGGAATTTTCCAGGGCGTTGGCAAAGGCGTTATCCTGTAAGACCTGGGCTAAGACCACGGGCTGGAATTGCTCATAAATATCCCGGACAGTGCGCTTTGCCGGTTCCGGCTCCAGGGCGGCCTCCGCTTCGTCACGCTCCAGCATAGACCGGGTGTGGTCTGCCAGTTCCTCCGGCTTCGGGGTTTCACTTCCCAATTCCTCAAAAGCGTCATTCAAATATTCTTCAGAAACCACAAGCCCTTGTTTATCCAACAGTTCCTGTGCCTGTAAAATGATTTTCTCACGGGAGGATGGAGCATCCGGTTTTTCCGGTTCCGTCTGCACCGCACTTTCCGAAAAATCAAAGGAAAGCTGTTCCGGTTCGTCCGCTTTTGCCGTTTTGCGGCTCTGGCTCTTTAACCGCCGCAGGGCAGACTGGGCGGCATCCAGGGGCTTTTGTTCCCGGCTGGCTTTCGGCTGTTTCGCCGGTGCCGCCTTTTGGGGCATATCCGCCGCCCTTTGGATCAGCGAATAGGAGCCGTCTTTGTAAGCGGAAAGCCTGTCATACGCCCTGGTGCAGACTTCATAGCCATACTGTTTGGGTGTCAGGGACTGCAAGCCGTCTTTCATCACAGACAGCAGGCCGTCCACCTGCGCCGGATTATCAAGCATGGGGCGAACCTGCTTCCAGCCATCAAAGAATCCCTCCACCTGATAAGGACGCTGTTCTTTGGCTGCATAGTGGAAAAAGGAATCCACATCACGGGAGAGGATAAAACGCTCATATTCCGGGAACCGTGCCTTATCGTCCGGGGTAAGGAACCGCCCACTTTCCATAAGCTGATGGATATGGCGCTCGGCCTGGTTCCAGTTCAAAGAAGTTTCCGCATAAGGCTTCCCATAGCTGCGCTTGATCTTCATGCCTTTGGCATCATGCCAGGTATCACGGATAGAACTGCCACTGCCGCCAGTGCCAAAAGACTCTTTCAGATAATCCTGTCTTTCTTTGCGGTCTGTGTGATTCTGGAAAAACACATACGCCGCCAGCTTGCTGTCCGAATAGCCGCCGCCAGGGGCAAGCACCTCATTGATTTCGTCTTCTGTAATGAAAGTGGGGCGTTCTTCCTTGAACTGCCCATCCAGGGGAAAGACTTCTGCCGGGATCTGCGCCTGCTCAAGCCGGTGCAAAATGGCGTTGGGGCGGTGAAAATGGAACCGCAGGATTTCCCGGTTCTCCTGGTAAGCATCGCAGAAGCCCTCCATTTCTTTTACAACAGCCGCCAACTGCTCCGGGGATTGCAGCAGCTTTTCTAACTTAGCCGTATCCTCCGGGAAACCGCCCCTCTGCATATAGACTCCATCCACAGTGGGGAGAAGTCCGGCTTCCTTTGCCCCATCGCCAAAATCCTGCCTAAGATACCAAAGCTGCGCCGCCAGTTCTTTAAATTCATTCCCTTTGACCCGGCCTGCCTGTTCCGCAGAAAGATATTTGCCGGTTTCCACCAGCCTGCGGATACGGCTTTCTACCTCCGTCCAGGACAGGCGCAGGCTCTCTTTGTCATAGCGGGCACTTTTGCCGCTGTTGATAGAAAGCCCGTTTTCATCAAACCAGACCGCATAGGGAGTGCCGTCTATGGTAAAGCCACGCCCGCCGGTGCCGAACTCTTTGCGTAAGGATACCGCCATTTCTCCCGCAGGAGCGCCAGCCTGATACTGGGCATAAATACGGAGCGCACCGGCAGGCTCGTTGGTTCCGGCAGACAAAATCCGCTCGACTGCCTGCTCCGGCACCATGCCCACAGAAAAAGCGGGGGCGCTTGCCTCCGCTTGTGACTGGGCGATCTGTTCAATCTGTTCCTCCACGGTGGGGAACAGGGACATTTGTGTAAAAGTTGGGTTGGCATCGGAATAGGGGCCGTCCATCTCCACAGACGATAAGACGGCAGGCTCGCCGCCTGCCGTCCGGGTGTCTGTATTTAACTGTAAATCAGGTCTGCCATCACGATCTCCTCGGCTCTCTGCCGGATGTTGTTCATCCGCTGTACCCATTCCATCTGGTTGGCTGCTTTCAGTTCCTCCGTCACGCCCTCGCTCATCGCCAGTTCCGCCATCACGCTCTCTACCTGCTGGTTCGCCGCCTGGTCGATCTCCGTCAGATGTGCCCACAGGGTTCCTTTCAACAGCATCGCCGTGTAAGCCGCTTTCCGGTGTTCCATCAGATATTTCTCCCTCGCCCTGCCGTACCGGGTCAGGGTTTCCGGTTCGTTCTTCCTGCTGTCCATCACGATGTTCGGAATCTGATAACCGTTCCGGTTGGTGTATGTCAATTCGCTCATCTTCGCCACTCCTTTCACGCTTTAAAGTGTTAAACTGTTCATCTTTATTATAGGACACATCCGGCTGTTTGGCAAGGCTTTTTTTCGCCTGTCTGACCTGTTCCAGTTGGATATTTTTTACCGCCTCACCGATCTCCATTAAAATGGTGCGGTTGGCTTCGGCGGTGGCAGTGCCCAGGCAGGCCAGGGTGCCCACGTTGTTAAAGTTCGTGATGCCCCGCAGATCGTCTGCGTCGATATAGAGGGAAGCGTCCAGCCCGCAGCGGGTTAAAACCGCATACTGGACGCTGGCTTTTATGGTGTCACGGAAAATGACCTCTATGTTGTGGTCGTCCAGTCCCTCTAAAAAGCTGTCCTCCACCTCATAGTGCAGGTCACGGAGATATTCCCCATAGTGTTCCTCCGACACCTTTGAAGCCGCTTCCATCAGGCACTCGCCCAGGTCGCCGCCCTCCGGGATACCGAACGCTTTTGCCAGCCGTTCCATAACCGGGGCATGATAGGCTTCCTCCATTCTCCAAAGCCACGGGTCTTTGCCGCCTTTTACCCTATGAGTATCAGAAACATCGTGGACGTTCTGGATATAGGGCCTGCCGCCTGTGCCTTTGCGGATCAAGCCGATTGCATTGGAACCAGCGGTGACCCAGCGGTGCATCTTGTTATTCCACGTTTCAATGTCCGCACAGGCGACTGCATCCGGGCGCTGGATATAGATTAAAAGCTGGTCGTCAAAATCATAGCTTTTATAAAACCGGGATGCCGTGGTTAGAAACTTCTGCCAGTTTTCCGGTGTTCTTGTGACTTCCTGCTGGGCTTTCTGCGCCAGCTCAGAAATATACAGAAACCATCTGTTTGCCATTGTGACCTCCTTTCAAACGAAAAACACCCAGAACCTGCTTTTTTACAAGTTCTGGGTGTAGTTTACAAATAGGATTCTTTAATAATTTTGTTTTGCCTGTTCCGATAAATGGCGGATCAATTCTTCTGGGGTTGGGATTTCTCCCTTGCATGGAACACGGCTCTGATAGGCTTTGGTTATCTCGTTATTATTTAGTGGATTGGTATATGCGTCCGTAATAGCAGCCTGCATTTCCCGCTTGACTTCTTCCACGCTGACACCGTATTCTTTCGCTACTTTCCGGTATATCTTCCTCATGTTCATAAAAGTTTCCTCCTAAGTAAATACTGTAATCGCCTGAATGATTCGATTATAAGCGATAATAACACTCGTTTCAATAGAAACAGGCGTTACAATCGCTCGGTTTTGGCTTCGGCGTGACTTATGATTATCTACAAGGAGGGAGCAGCAAATGGAAGAACAATTTATTCGTGACCGGCTTTCCAAACTTCGGGAAGAAAAGCAGGTTTCAGAACGAAAAATGAGCCTGGATTTAGGACACAGCACCAGTTATATCCGTGGCATCACATCCGGCAGGTCGCTCCCGTCTATGAGCGAGTTCCTTTATATCTGTGAATACTTAGGTATCACACCATCAGAATTCTTCAAAGAAGAAAAAGAAACCACTTTGACCCAACAAAAAGCGATTGACTATATCTATACCATGACGGATGAGGACATCCAGTTACTAATTGGATTTATCGAACGGATGAAGCACACAGACGAATAACAGGCGGTATCTGAAAAGAACGGACACCGCCTGTTTCTTATTGTCGGCGTTCTTTATTTTTCCGGTTCATATCCTCCAAAACCTTTTTCTGTGCTTCAGACAACACCCTGGGCGGGGCAATCTTAACCCACTTCTTGGGAAGTGAGTATGTCAGACCGCCGTAGCCATTGTCGCCAGTCTGCGTGACCTGCTCCGGGTGGCTCTGGTACAAGCTGTTCAGCGTGTTCTGCAAGCCTGTGTTGTAGGTATAAACCGCAGCAGTGGATTCACTCTCATTAAAGAGGATGATCGTTTCCTGCTCATACTTTGTTAATCTCATAGGCATTACCTCTCCAAATCTTTCCGCTTCGCCGGGGGCTTGGCTGCCGTATGCTGTTCCGGCTTTTTCGCAAGCTGCTCCCGGATCGAGGGCTTTTTTTCCGTTTTCTTTTGCGGCTGCTCCCTGGAAAAATCTTTTTCCCGCATCTGCCTAAAAGCGGTGATCCTGCCGGTTTCATCCGTGACGGGGGCATACATCTTCGGAATCTTAAACATCATGCCGTCCAGACTGATGCCGCCGTAGTAATTCCCGTGGGCGTCCCGTTCTTTCTGAAGCAGCACGGTCTTATCGGCAAGGATAAAGCCCTCCATTTCATGCTTATAGACCAGGCCACAGGGAATCCCGCCAGACTGGGTAAGGGCGATTTCTTTGCCCACCGGCTCAAAGGGATTCTCCACCGGCGCATCCTCCACCACACGAAAAGCGGTAGGCTTGCCCCGTTTGCTCCGCTCGGCAACTTCATAGATATGGGCATCAATGTAACTGCCGTTTACCCTGCGGTTGGAGGACTCATAAAAATCCGGGTTGGACGCACAGGGCGTTAAAAGGATGCCGCCTTTGACAATGTACTGATCCTGGGTAATCTCACCGGGTTCGATATACCGCTCAAAGCGGTTGACCGGCACGACCCGTAGAAGCGGCGTTTCCGATTTTTGTTTCAACACCTCATTTGCCGTTACTGGTTCTTCTTTTTTGGCTGTTTCCTCCTGGACAGATATGTTATTGATAATGCCGTCAATCATGTTATAATTCTGTTCCATGCTCATTTCTGCATATTTTATAGGATTTTCCTCCAATTCCATAAATGGAAAAGCAGCACCGTAATGCTTTCCCAACTGCCGGAGGGATGTCAGGGTATGTTCTGTCAACACAGAACTGGTTCCATCTTGGTTATATACAATCGCATCATTCAAGAGAAATTTATAGAAATTTTTTCCCGTCCATTGACTGTCTGCGTCTTTTGCAAATATCCGCCCATCTTTTGTGTGGGAAAGGCGGATGTCATAAATTTTCAAACGGTCAAGGGTGGTATAAAGGATGTCAATCTCATCTTCCAACAATGTTTTGATGTCCATCATTTACCCCTTTCCTTGAATTTTCTGTCTGGGCGGCAGCTCGATCTTGTAATTCACATACTTTTCTCCGCTATCCGCCAGCACCACCACAGCATCATAGAGTACGCCTTTTTTCTCGCTGAACAGACCTTTCATCTTGATACGCCCATTCTTTAAGAGCGCCGCCGCCATCGGTTTGGTCAGTTCCTTGTGCTTGGAAGTGAAAAAGCGATCGTTTTTCCACATGGAAAACTGGCACTCCCGGTTGGAGCAGTAAAAATTCTTCTTGCCCTCCAGCACATCAGAGCCGCATCGGGGGCATTTCCCGATAACCTCCCTCTGTTGGAACAGGGAAGTATCCGCTTTGACGGCACTGTACTGGGCAACCAGATCGGACACCATCTGTTCAATGCCGCCCATAAACGCATCAGGAGCCTGCTCGCCTCGCTCCACCGACTTTAAGTCAGCTTCCCACTGGGCGGTCAGCCTGGCGGACTTCACGCTGTCCGGCAGCACCACAATCAGGTTGAACCCCTTTTTTGTGGGAAGAAGCTGCCTGCCCTTGCGTTCCAGGAAACCGCCACGCACCAGCTTTTCCAGCACACCGGCACGGGTGGCAGGTGTGCCCAGGCCCGTGCGCTCTGCGCCCTCGATCTCGGCAAATTCTTCGGCGCTGGCGTGTTCCATAGCTGATAAAAGCAGATCTTCCGTGAAGTGCCGGGGCGGGCTGGTGGTTCCCTCTTTGGTAGAAGCCCTGACCTTTTCAAAGGTCTGCCCCTCTGCAAGCGGCGGCAGGGCTTTGGCATCCTCGTCCTTGGGATCATCCTCCGGCTTCTTTTTCAGCGTAGCAAAAAAAACCTGTTCTATCTCCTTAAAACCGGGCGATACCACCACACGCCCCTTTGCCGTAAATGTAGCGCCGCCGCAGAGAAGAACAACGGCGGTATCCTCATAAAGATGTTTTTCCCCCACAGCACACAACAGCCGCACCGTTACCAATGTCAGGATATTGCGCTCCCCGGCAGGAAGTGAGGAGAGATCAGCACCGGAAATCTGCTTTGTGGGCAGTAATGCGTGGTGGTCGCTGACCTTGCCGTTATTGATGACACGGGGCGTATCCACGCTGAGAGCCGCCACGGAAAACGGCAGGGCGGACGCCGCCAGCTCACACAGCGCCGGAATGGTGTCTTTCATATCCTCCGTCAGATAGTTGGAATCCGTCCGTGGGTAGGTCAGCAGCTTTTTCTCATACAACGCCTGGGCGTAATCAAGCACCTGCTGGGCCGTATATCCAAACAGCCGGTTCCCGTCCCGTTGAAGCGAAGTCAGGTCATAGAGCTTGGGCGGCTGTGTGGACTTCTGCTTCTTTTCCACGGACTGCACAACAGCCGCCTGCGTACTGCAGGCGGCTGAAAGATGGTCGGCGGCTTTTCGGTTCTCACACCGTTCACTGGCGGCGGTAAACTTCCCGCAGTCCAGCACCACCGTATAAAACTTTTCCTTTTTAAAATCGGAAATGGCAGTTTCCCGGTCTACTACCAGGGCAAGGGTCGGGGTCATAACCCTGCCGATGTTCAAAGTTTTCCGGTACAGAGAAGAAAACAGCCTGGTGCCGGAGATGCCCACCAGCCAGTCCGCCTTGGCACGGCACAGGGCAGCTTCATACAAAAGGTCATAATCTGTGCCGGGGCGCAGGTTCTCAAATCCCTCCCGGATTGCGGAATCTTCCATACTGCTGATCCACAACCGCTGAAAGGGCTTTGTGCATCCGGCATGGTCATAGACCAGCCGGAAAATCAATTCCCCCTCACGCCCCGCATCCGTAGCGCACACAAGGCTTTCCACATCCGGGCGGTTCATCAGGGAAACCAGCACCTCATACTGGTCTTTTTTATCCGGGGCCACCGTGTATTTCCATTCTTCCGGGATAATAGGCAGATCTTCATAGCACCATTTGGAATACCGGGCATCATAAGCGTCAGCCGCCGCCAGCCCGATGAGATGCCCCACACACCAGGACACCACATAACCGTTTCCCTGCAAATATCCCTGTCCACGTTCCTTTGCGCCCAGCACAGCGGCTAAACTCTGCGCCACGCTGGGCTTTTCTGCAATTACTAATTTCAAGCTGTTTTCCTCCTTTCGCTCATCAGCTTTTTGTAGCAGATACCCACACAGCGCCGCCCCTTGCCATAACCACAGTCATAGCAGGGGGAATCGGGGGCAGGTGCCGGCCTTTCCTCCGACACCTGCCGCCCAGCGGGTTTCTGCTGCATCATCCGTTCCAGTCTTGGGTTATCAGAAAACAAGGTCATCGTCGCCCTCGATGGGAATGTCCTCATTATCTTCCTCATAAAGCCTGCGCTGTTCGGCTTCTTCTTCCTCGGAAAGTTCCTCCTGACCTGCATCCTCGCCGGTTGCTTCCTCATCTTCGTTGACGGCAGGCTCCTCCGGCCCCTCAAACTCAAAATCGTCGATGTCCTCGGCATCGTCCAGATCATGCTTCGGCTTATAAACCTTGAAGTAATAGCCCAGGCCGCCAGCCGCCAGCGCAATCACAATCACAAGGAATATCATGCTGTTACTGCTCTTGGGGGCGGGCTGCTCCGGTTCGGGTTCCGGTGTTTCCGGTTCTGACGGTTCCTCCGGCTCGGCAGGAGCGGCGGGTTCCGGCTCTGACGGTGCGGTCGGTGTGACAGTCTGGCTGTCCGTGTCTTTTTGTGCCAGCGCCATCAGGTCGCTTTCCGTTACGGCATTGAGGAAATACACATTTTCGCTGTCACGCTGCTTGTCGATAATAAGGTAAAACACATTTTCATCCGGGGTCATAATGGTATAGAACTCCTTGCCCTGTTCATCGCTAGCGTTATCAACCACCGTGGCGCTGCCATCCGGGGTAAACGGGTTATCCTCCGTTTCCTCCGTGGCAACCGGGCTTACCGCAGACGGGTCTTTTTCGGTATCCGCTTTATTAGAGGAAGAAATAGTGCCGCCGGTAGGCTTTGCCGTCTGCCCGGTAGAAGCAGTCCCGCCAGTGCCAGACTGTGAAAGCGTGGTGCCGGTGCCCCCGCCCGTGGGCGTTGTAACCGTGGATGCAGGGATAGACGGACTGGTGGGAGAACTGGAAGTCTTATCGCTGTCTTTTTTCGGTTCCTCATAATAGGGATTGTTAAGCTGGGTCATGCGGCTTTTATTCCCGGCACGGTCAGTGGCCTGGATCGTGATCTGCTCATAATTGTCCGCATAATCTTTCAGGCGAATATCCAGAGTGCCATTATTCAGCTTGGAAAAGGAATTACCGCAGACGTAGATTTTATCCACGCCGGAAAGGTCATCGCTTGCTTCCACACGGAGCAGCTCGCCCTCAATCCCCGCACGGATCGTCGGGGCTTCCCGGTCAAAGACCTCAATGTAACGGTTCTTGGTGTGGGACTTCCCGTTTTTATCGGTCACGGTCACATAAATAGTGCAGTTTTCGGAGATTTCCAGGGATACCTTGTCTTTATCCACCAGATCGTCCGTTAAATCAATCCAACTGCCGCCGCTGTTGATTTTGGCTTCCACGGTATCCCAGCCGGTTTTATTGACATCCTTAATGCGGATTTCCACGTTTGCCCGATTGGTGTACCAGCCATCCGGGGCAAGAATGGAAATGGTAAACTTGGGGTCAACCACTTCCGGCTCCTTGCCCTCGCATTTTGTCAGGTCATTCTTGCAGATCTCGCAGCCTGTATTGACCGCACCAGCGGCACATTTATCGGTGCAGGTGCATTTTTCCGGTTCGGCAGGCTGTTCCGGCTCCGTGGGCGTATCCGGTTCCGTAGGCTGTTCCGGCTCCGTGGACGTATCCGGTGCTTTCCCGATGCACTGTGCCCGGTCAGACTGGCAGACAGCACAGTCAGGATTCACCGCACCCTCCTGGCACAGAACCGTGCAGATACAAGCTGCCGGTTCTCCTGCCGGGGGAGCGGTACACAAATCCATATCGGCAGCACAGGCGGGGCACTCGGTATTGTGATCGTCCTTGGTGCATTTCTTCTCGCAAAAGCAGGGCAGCATGTTCGGCTCTGCCGCCTGCCCTTTGCACACCGGGCATTCCTGATTGGGATTTTCCACCGAGCATTTCGTATCACAAATGCAGGCAGGCGCATCGTTGCCCGATACGTCCTGCGCCGCAGCCATGCCCAAAAGGGGCATCGTCAAAAGGAAGATGGAGAGCATCATGCAGACCATTCCGGTCAGCCGCTTACTCCGCTTCATGTTCAGATTCTTCATGTTCGTTATCCTCGCTTTCCATAAAATCAGGCGTCCCGGCTTTAGAGCCACGGAACGCCTTGATAAATGCTGCCAGTTCCTCCGGGGCTACATCCAGCCCGCGAACCATACCGACAATCTCCATATTTTCCAGTTCGGTCTTTTGCTGCTCCAGTTCCCTAAGCCGGGTCTGCTGGACAGCGATTTTTTCTTTTACCTTGTCGATCTCCGACAAGACTTTCTGCAACTTGTTACTCAAATCAAAACCTCCTTAATTTAATCTGCCGATGGCATAGAAATGCTGCGACCAATAGCTGCTGTCAGTCCTTGCGTACTGGATGGGCGACCCACAGTGAATCATCATATTGTTGCCGACGTAGATTCCCACATGGCTCACTGGCCCTGGGGAGTTATAAGTGCCAGTAAAGAAAATAATGTCGCCGGGCTTGGCTTCTGACATTGGAATATGGGCGCATTGGTTATAAATGCCCTGGGCGGTGGTGCGGGGCAGGTTGTGAACGCCACTGTGCGTGTAAACGTAGCATACAAATCCGCTGCAATCGAAGCTGGTGCTTGGAGAAGAACCGCCCCAAACGTAGGGGAACCCTAAGTATTTTTCGGCTTCTGCGATCAGTGCGGCAAAATCAGGGTCAGCCAGGGCTTCCCCCGGAATGTCGTAATCTTCACCGGTGCTTTCATTGGCGTAAATATCGCTGCCGAACAGATAGGGCTTATTCCCCTTTAAGGAAAGGGTGGCCGTATAGCGTTCTTTCTGCTCCTCGTCCAAGTTCTCCAGGGCAACCGCCCCGAACCCTTTATTTCTAAGGGTCACATAGAGGATGTAATACTCATATTCCTCCTCATCCTCCGTGGTTTCCCCTGTTTCCGGGTCGGTGGAAGTAACCGTGCGGGTTCTGATCTCCACCACCTCACGGGTGGTCAGGCTGTACTGCCTGTCGAACATGGCTTCCAGTTCTGCCTGCACCTGTGCAGGCGTAAAAGCGTCAAACTTTGCCGTCAGATAGGAAATCAGTTCATTGGGGTTATGCCCGATGCTGTCCACATCGTACCGGTATTCATCATAGCCGGGGTGGGTGCGCTCGATGTTCGCCAATTCATTTTGCAGAGCGGTTTCCAGGGCGGTGTAATTGGCTTCTGTCTGAATGATGTCGGGATCTTCCGAAGTGTAGGAAGTGCCCAACACGGCGCTCATGGCTCCATCCATCATCACAGAGCAGGAAGAAAGGGACGAAAACACCATAATAATCAGCATGGCAATCGCACCAGCCATCACCAGCCCGCCTTTATGCTCCTGCACCGCAGTCGCCACGGTCTGACCGATGCTGCCAAACATATCCTTTGCTTTCTGGACAAATGCCGACCCCTGTTTCTCAGCCTGCTTTGCTTTCCGAAACTCTTTGGCATACTGGCGCTTGATGCGCTGTTTCTGAATAAGACGTTTGACGGCGTTTTCCTGCAATTCCGGGTTATCCCGGACAGCGGCACGATAAGCGGCACTGACATTCGCCCGGTTGACCTGGGCTTCCAGCTTCTCCACACGCTTATACGGGGCGTTCTGCCGGTACTTGCGGATTTCATGGCTGGCGAGAGCAGCGGCCCCCTCAGACGCAAGCTCTGTCCGATGGGCGGCTTTCGTACCCACATTTTCTTCCTCCACCTGATGAATCTTGGAGTGGACGGTGGCGCTGGCACTCTGTACCATGCGCCTGCCCGCCTTTTTCGGCAGGGCTTCCTGCCCTCGTTTTTTCTCCACTTCCTCAAACCGGAGTGTGTGCTTCAGCCTGCTTTTTTCGGGATCAAGTTCTTTTTGCAAGCGCAGCTTTTTCTTCTTAGGCACTTTCTTTTTCGCCTTTTCCAGCTTCGTGCCCAAAACCTCCGCCTTGTGTTCCGCACGGGCAGCCCGTTCCTCCGGGGTGAAATTCAGCCGTTTGCTGCGCTCCACATCGTCAGCATCGTAAATATTGGCTTTTTTCTTCATGGCAGACCTCCTTATGCTGCCAAATCCGCAGGCTTCGTGGTCATAACCTGGTACAACTTCGTATCCGTGGGGAACTTATCAACAAAGGGAATAATCTTATCTCCAAAGAACAAAAGCCCCTCACCGGCATCACTGTTCGTGATGTGACCCAGCTCCTGGGGAGAAATACCAAGACGCTGCGCCAGAATGTTCCGGTCACTGGCCGCCTGGTTCAGCATCAGGATAAAATCGCTGTTTTCCAGGATATTTTCAATCTCCGGGCTTTCCAGCAAATCCTTGACGTTCTGCGTTAGCGATGTCGGGATGCCATTCCATTTTCGGAATCTCTTGTAGATTTCTGCGGTGTAGGCTGCCGTCTGCGGCTCCTTCAAAAGCAGATGGAACTCATCTAAGTAGATGCGGGTGGTCTTTCCGGCATAGCGGTTTACAATGGTGCGCTGCCAGATATTATTCTGGACAGTCAGCATACCAGGCTTTTTCAGGTTCTGCCCCAGACCACTGATGTCATAGCAGGCCACACGGTTATCAACATTGACGTTGGTTCGGTGGTTCAGATAATTGAGGGAACCAAACACATACAATTCCAACGCCGTGGCAAGTTCCTGTGCCTGTTCTTCCTGCTGTGCCCGCAGGCACTCATACAAATCCCCCAGGATCGGCATATTTTCCGGTCTGGGGTCTTTGATGAGCTGGCGGTAGATTTTCGGGATACAGCGGTCAATGACCGATTTCTCAATAGGCTTTAAGCCGCCCTGAGCGGCGGACAAAATCAGTTCACAGAATGACATGATAAAGTCCGCTTTCATCAGAAGCGGATTCTCGCCGGTATTCGTGGTCAAATCTACATCCAGCGGATTGATATAATCGTGGCTGTCCGGGGCAAGCCGGATCACCTGTCCTGAAAGCTGCTGGCACAGGGAAGTATATTCATTCTCCGGATCGAGGAACAAAATGTCATCCGTGGTATGCAGATAGACGTCTGCCGCTTCCCGCTTGCAGCTAAAGGATTTACCGGAACCGGGAGTGCCAAGCACCACTCCGTTGGGGCACTTGAGCGTTTTGCGGTCAGCCAGAATCATCCGGTTTGTGGTGGCGTTTAACCCATAGTAAACGCCTTTGGGCTGGAATACCTCACAGGCACGGAACGGCAAAAAGATTGCCGTCCCGCTGGTAGTAAGCCCACGCTGGATTTCCACCTGGTTGATGCCGATGGGCAGCGCAGACACAAAGCCCTGTTCCTGCTGATAGTCCAGCCGGATCAGATCGCAGTTCTGGGTATTGGTAATGCCGTTTGCGGAGTAAATCAGATTTTCCAGCTTCTGACGGCTGGACGCCGCATGGACAACCAGGATTGTGACCATAAACATTTTCTCGTCATGGTTCTGCAAATCCTCCAAAAGTTTCTGGGCTTCCTTGCCGAATGTCACAAGGTCGGGCGGCAGGATGTCCATATCAAAACCGGAGCGGACAGCCCGTTTTTGTTCGTCGATCTTTGCCTTGTCCAGATCACTCAGCTTGCGCTTGACTGCTTTCAGAGCGGCATTCTGGTCGAGGGCTTTGGCATGGATGCTGACGATCTGGCTTCCCTCCATGTTCAAAATGCTGTTTAACAGCGTGTCATACAGTTTGGTCGCCCGGATCTGCAAAAAAGAAACCGCCCCGAAAGATGCGCCGGAGCGGAAATAGCGCCCATCCTTGAAGAAGAACGAGCTGGGGGCAATATAGTCTTTGCTGGACAGCCCTGTGTGCTTTAAGGAATCCCAGTTAAAACGGAACTTCCGGTTTTCCTCCAGATGCAGGCACCGATGAAGAATCGTCAGCCGCTCATAACCGTCCATCGGATGTGCGGCAACCGTCAGGGCACGGAAATGCCCCACCACATCATTGTCGATCTGCTCCAGGCGGGAACGGGCCTGCCTGATGCCGTCTGCTTCGATAGTATAGGTCAGACAGATACGGCGCTCATACCGGCTCTTGGAAACCTGCCGCACCAGCATATCGCTGTATTCCTTTCGGATTTCATCGAACTGGTCGCCCTGGGGGTTAAGGGCAAGCATTTTCCGGTATTCCACCAGGTCTGCCGGATAGCAGATCACGGAAAGTTCAAAGCCCACAGACGGCCCGAAATAGTTGACCAGCTTGCAGTAAAGCTCAAACAAAACCGCCTTTTCATCGTCAGACGCTTCGGCATAGTTGATGTCGTCACAGAGGACGCTTTTACTGTAAAGCCGGTTCGTGATGCGGCAGATGCCGTCCGGGTACATTTCTTCATAGGGAATGGTCTGCTGGGCGGTCTTTGCGATTTTACCCTCTTTTTTTGCCCGCCGGATTGCCTTTTCCACACGCCTTTTGTCGGCGGCGGTCAGCTTGGTGTCGGGCCGGATCACGAGATGTTCCCAGCCCACGGCTGTTCTTGCCGGTGGTTTTGTTCTGAATGGAAACAAGTTGTTGTACCTCCTTTTCATAGTGTGCCTGCCGCTCCAGGGCGGCAAACCGATTGTTGGTCTGGTAAGGTCTGGCCGCAGGTGCGAGCAGCCGGACACGGATGATATTTTTCAGAATCTTTTCCAAAGGCTGCCCGTTCTTCTCATACAGCCCGAACAGCATAAAGGGCGCTGCCAGGGCAATCAGAAGAAGCAGGGCAAGGTCATTCCCCAGGGAGTGCCGGGTCAGGAAGTAAGTGCCCACGCCTGCAATCCCGCCCAGGGAAAAGCAGACAATCTGGCGCTTGGTCAGCCCAAAAGCCACCTTGTCCTTAACCTCGGTCAAGTCTTTGGTAATCGTCACATAAGCCAATCGAAACCCTCCTTTCTCAAAACTTAGTGTGCGTTTAGGATGCTTTTCGCCACGGAGCCGGTCTTAAACAGGCTGAAGCACAGAAGCACCGTGTAGGCGGCGCAGCTCCAGATGGAAGCCTGCAAATCCCCGCCCAGGGAAAGAGCATTGACCAGCACGGCATAGATGCCGACACAGATCATGATTAAGAATCCTTGCAGCCCCAGGGCGGCAAGCCCCCGGACGTAGTTGGTGCCGATGTTGCCCCATTCCCGGTTCATAAAGGTGGCAAAGGGCAGCGGGCCGACACTGGCGTAAATATAAATTTCAATCATCCTGCCATACAAAATGACCGTGATGATAAGCCCCATCGCTTTCATGGCAAAGGATACGACCCAGGTTTCCAGCATCAAGGCAAATAGATCTCCCAGCCCCGTGGCCTGAAGCTCCGTCGTGATGTTGGCGATTGCAGAGGAAATGTCGATGCTGGCGTTGGTATCTATGACACCGGCACTCCTTTGAACCATTGTCTGCGCAACCTGGAAAATCGCCATGATGAAATCAAAGGTATGATTAACGATGATTGCCGCCGCCGCTGACTTGAACGCCCATTTGAAGAACATAAAGGTATCAATGTCGTGCATATTGTTCTTCTCGATAATCATGGAAATCAGTTCATACGTCAGGACGGCGGCGATCACAAGCCCCGCTATGGGGACTACCACATTCTTAGACAGCGTAAGAATAATGGAAAAGACGCTGGAGTTCCAGGACTCCGGCGTCTTTCCCACTTCGGTTGCGATTGTGGCGACCTTGCTGTTGACATCGCTAAACATACTCGACAGATTGCCAGTGATGGCTCCGATTAAGAAGTCTTTCAGCCACTGTTCAATGGCGTCGATTATGCTTTGCATAAGCCGCTACCCGTGCCGATTAGACGGTAATCAGGCTGGACAGCAGCGGAACCACCTTCAGGCCGAGAAGCATAATGCCGCCGCCCGCCATAAGCTGCTTGACACCCTGGCTTTTGGAAGCAGGGTTGTCGGCTCCGTAACCTTCCATGAGGTTGACCACACCCCATACGCCAACGCCGCCGCCCAGGGCAACAACCAGAGTAGACATCGTAGAAACAGCAGTCGTAAAGAAACTCATAATAAAATCCTCCTTGAATTTAAAAAACGTGTTGATATGTTGTCGGTTTGGTTTTTGGATTGGAGCAGCCCCTTTCAGGCTCTGCCCGGACAGGCGGACGGATATGCTTTTTCATCCGCACCGCCGTTTTGGAAAATTCCGGGCAGATCAGGGCTTTCTCCGGGGAGCGGTTATAAAAATCTGCCATTGAACCGTAATAAAAAGCGCCGTTTAACGCCCTGGCTATCGTTTCCAATACATGAACCGCTTCGTCGTAAAATCCCATTTTGACCTCCCATGTGATGAAATTGCCGGTGTCCGGCTGGTTTTGGGCAAAAAAAGAAAAGGCTCCACCGATTTCAAAGCCCACAAAGGGGCATCGGTGGAGCCTTTAGGCAGCCGCTTGGGGCTGTTCTATCTCTCCGAGGTCATAGACCTCAAATTCTTCTTCCGGCTTGACTTTGAGCCGGTGTTGCAGGTATGTCTTTACATCAAAGGTAAACTTGGGGTTGGCGTCTGCCGTGTACTTGTACTGGGGATGCTTCGTCAGATCATACTTCTTGGAGTAGAATGGGCGGACACCCTGCACCTGGACGATGCAGCGGCTGGAGGGCATGACAGCCAGCTCATCCACGCTCATCAGTTCTTTGCCCAGCTTCTGATAGTTCAGACCGTAGGTACGCTGGGCACCACGGGAATCGCTTTCATTCATGGTGTCAATGGTTTCTTTTCCCAAAAGCCCGGACACCATCTTTAAGCTGCTTTCCTCTTTCCCGCCCAGAAACAGCATAGTCGAGCAGCACCCGGCAACGGTTTCCGCATTGTCCTTATACATTCCTTTAAGCTGGCTGAACGTCTGGAGGACGATGTGGGCAGATATATTCCTCGACCGGATCACGGAAACCAAATGCTCCCAGTTCGGAATTTTTTGGTTTGCGAACTCATCAAACAGGCAGGTTACATGGATCGGGAGCCTGCCATGATAGACTTTCAACGCCCGGTCGCACAGTACGTTGAACATCTGGGAGTACATCATGGCTGAAATGAAGTTGAACGTCGGGTCGGTATCGGAAACCACCGCAAAGAGGGCGGTTTTCTCGTCACCCAGCTTTTCAAGCTCTAATTCATCATAGGACATCATCTCCCGGACGGCGGCAATATCAAATGGGGCTAATCTGGCCCCGCAGGAAATAAGTATGCTTTTTAGAGTTTTTCCCGCCGCCATCTTAAATTTTTTATACTGCCTTGCCGCAAAGTGGTCGGGATTGCGCTGTTCCAACTGTTCAAACAGCAGGTCAACCGCTGATTTAAAGTTCTCGTCGTCCTCCCGGCACTCGCAGGCATTGAGCATATCCAGCAGGGTATTCATGTTGCGTTCCTCGGCTGGGGCTTCATAGTAGATATAAGCGATCAGTGCCTGATACAACAGGGCTTCCGCTTTCTGCCAGAAATCGTCCCCGCCTTTGGCTTCTCCCTGGGTATTGGTCATAATAACCGTGACAAGGGTGAGAATGTCCGTTTCGCTATGGAGATAGACAAATGGGTTGTAGTGCATGGAACAGGAAAAATCAATGGTATTTAAAACCTTGATTTTGTACCCGCCACGCACCAGTGCCCGCCCGACTTCCTCGATAACCGTACCCTTTGGATCGGAGCAGACATACGATGCGTTCATCTGGAGAAGATTGGGCTTAATGTGGTAGCGGGTCTTTCCCGAACCACTCCCCCCAATGACCAGCACATTCAGATTGACGTTTCTCTTTTCGGGGTCTGCAATTTTTCCCAGCGTCAGACGTTCCGTTTCGGACAGCAGGATATTCTGCGAAAAATCCGGGTCGATGAACGGCTCAATATCTTTTGCATTTCCCCATCGGGCAGTCCCATACTCCGCACCACGCCGGTATTTCCGGGCATTCTTGGATTTCTGGTATACGATAAACCACAGCAGAGCGCCGCAGGCAGCCCCCACCAGCAGGTCAAACGGATGCAGGCTGGGCAGGGGATTGGTAAAGGCTTCCCCGATTTTGAGGAACGCCCCAAAAATCCGATCCAGCACATCGCCGCCGGATGCCATGCGGTACGCCTGCCCCAGCTTGGTAGCCATCAGGCCGACCAGGATATACGGCAAAGCCGCTTTTAGCAGCTTGGAAGTATTGATTTTTGGCAATTTCTTCATCTGTCCACCTCCTGGCTCTTGTTCCGGGAGAGGGATTTTGCCATATCCTTGACCACTTCCTGGAGTTTGGAAAGCTGCTTGCGGATGGACGGCTTCTCCTTGGACTGGCTTTTCACGACTTTACCGGAATATTCCCGGAATGCCGCCGTCAGTGCGTCGGCATCTTTACTCTTGAAAAAGACCAGATACCGGGGCGGCTGTGTAGAAACATCCTTTTTGAGAGCAAAGTCAATGCCGTATTTCCGGGCAACTTTCTCAAAAGACTTGATGTTGCCGTCCGTGATTTCGATGTTGCTGACCCCAACTCCCTGCCGGACAAGGTGTTTCACACTCTGTTTGCCCTTGTAGACCTTGGGATTTTTCTGCTTTTTCTCCATTTCCGCAAGGGCTTTCAGGAGTGCGGCTTTCAGCACATTGGCAGTCAGCTTGGTGGCTTTGATACTAATCGCCACCGATTTGTTTTCAACTTCTTCCTGCAAACCTCATCACTCCTTTCTCTGGCAGGAATGCTGAAAAAGGAAATGGTCTAAGGCGGAACCACCAGCCGGTGCAGCAGATAGATAATCGCTTTCCGATACACAGTTACTCCTTTCTCAAGACGAATTAACCCGCCAAAGGCAAACTGGACTGTTCTTCCTGGAAAAATCGTTCTTCCAGTCGTTGCACAGTCCAGTCTTTTTTGAATTGCCCTAACGGGCCGGGGCCAAATTGTTCCAGTGCCCGGTTATCCATCTCCCGCAGATGTTTCCACAGTTCGGGATGATGTTGCCGCAGCTTACGCAGTTCATCAATCCGTTGGAATGGACAGCACCAGCAGGATGCCCGATGATAAATCTCATACAAGCCCCCAAAATCAAACCCACGATCATAGCAGATTTTAAGGGCTTCTGCTTCCGTAATTTTCCAGTCAACAAGCGGGTACTGCTCACACTTGCAGCGATTGCGCTCATCATAGGCAATTCCAACATAATGCAGGGCATGATATTTTCCCTTTAACTCATTGACTTTCTTGGTAATCAGATGTGTTTTAAGCTGTCCCGTACACCAACGGACACGGATACCTGGCCAGCCGTTCCCATATAACGGAACTCCATCACGCAGCCGCCGCTCAATAGCAGAGGGCTTTTGCTTGGGTTCTTCAAACATGAGCCATTCAAACCCTTTCGGATGCCGCAGGGTGGTAATGTGGATATTGCGCTTTTCGTAAAGAAATGCGTCCACTTTTGCCAGATGCTCATACATTTCCGGGAACTCCATGCCCGTATCGGCCGATAAAACGATGTCAATCGGCATATCCCGCTCAATCATCAGCAGGAGCATAGCAGTGCTGTCTTTACCGCCAGAAAGAGATACCGCATGATAACAGCCTTTCTCGGATTCTTTAGGCGCATTTTCGCTTTTGTATATCATGGTTTTAGACCTCCTTTGTAATCTCACAGCAAGTTGCGGTTTGATACGCTAAGGAGGAATCACAAAGAAGTAGAAAAAGTCAGACGGCATCAGTATCACGCCCCTGCTCCTTGATTTTGAGAACACCATCCAGGGTAGTGGCGGTAATGCCCAGCCGCTGTGCCACGGCAATATCGTTTTTAACGGACTCGTCAACTTCGTCCCCGCAGACGATCAGCACATGGCTCCGGCGCAGAAGTTCACGCCCAATGTCAATGCCGTCCTTGTGTTCGGCAGGAATGGAATCACGCAGGAAATGGGGAAGATAGAGAACCGGGCAGATCGGGGTAAACCCGGCTTCATAGACTTTGCGGCAGTACACCGCCGCCTGGTCAATGACGGTAAACTCGCCGCCTTTCCAGACGGCTGTAATGTAGGCAAATGGCTTTTTCATGGGGAAGCTCCTTTCTCCGGCTGTGCCGGGTAGCAAACGAGCAACCCCGTGTCAAGAATGAAAATGAACGCACACCGTGCGTTCTTGACACAGTGCTGCTCATTTGCATTTTTGCAGTTAAGGGGGCTGGCCAGGAACTGGCGCAGCCGCCCATAGGTGATTATGAAAAAAGCAGTTACCCACCGCCGTAAAGGTCATGGTTGACCAAAGCTGTGTAGTAACTGCTGATAGTGGTAGGGGCATTATACAAGGCGGTAAGCAGATACGCCCGGATATTTCGGACTTTGGTGGTGTTAGATTTCAAACTGCTCACCACATAGCTGATATGCTCCGAATTGAGTTTTAGCAGGCGGCTCTTTACAACCTCTAAGGGGAAGTCCTGGCCGCCTATGCGGATCATGGGCTTTGTGCTGCAAACCGTGTCCACCATGATGTCAACAATCTCGTCCAGAATGTCAGCATCATAGCCGAGCTGCCTGCGAGTGATGTCGTACTCAATATTCTCCATGATAATCTGACGATAGACACGCATCGTATCCATCGCATCTGCCGCAGGCGATCTATCTTCCGGCAGCCCCCTGGCCGGATAGATAGATGGTTCAGTATCACTCAATTCAGTATCTTTTATCTCAGTATTATTAGAGGCCGTTTTTTGGAAGTCTTGACTTCCAGATTGCGGAACTTTAGACTTCCGTTTTTCGGAAGTCAAGACTTCCGCATTCCGAACAAAGTTCTTAACGTAGATTTTTGTCGGCTTTCCCTGGCCTTGCTTTTTGCGCTCGATCAAGCCCGCCTTATCCAGTTCCCCAAAAAGGGAAACGGCTTTGGTATGCCCGCAGCACAGATATTCCAAAGCATCCTCCAGGGTAAAGAAAATGAATACCCGATTGTATTCGTCCAGCCAGCCATTCCGAACTGACAGCCCCATACGGTCAAGCATAAGCCCATACAGGATTTTGGCGTCGGAAGATATGCGCCGGTAGCTGGGGTCAGTGAACAGCACTTTGGGTATCCGGTAAAAAGTGAACTGTTCCGCTTCATCTCCGTAGAAGTAGTCCAGCATGGCAAGGTCTGGCATGAATTACACCTCCCTCCTAAAAAATTCTAAACGCTTAAAGCAAAAGGTGCTGCTCGAAAGCAACACCTTTTAAATCTGAAACTGGCATCTCTATTCCGTTTTTCTATGGAATCATCTGGAAATGCTTGAGTGCATCCATAATCGCCGCTTCTTTCTCTGGCGGGCACTTCGGCACTTTGGCATCTTCTTTTTTTGACTGGTTATAGTTCTTTCTCTCGATAATGCCACATTTCCGTTTTATTTGGGCGATATAAAGCTGACTGACTTTAAAGCCGAATTTTTCAAGTACATAAGCCTTGATTTCATCGTAAGTGGCTTTACTCTCCGCTGCCGTCAAATCCAACTCATCCATCGTGATTTCCACCTCGATATGATGCTTGACATTTAGTTTGGACAATAAACATACCGTTTCAACGGTATTCCCTTTGTCCCACAAAAGCTCCGTAACTTCCCCGCCATCCTTGAACACCGGAAAATTCAGACCAATCCGCTTTAGCGGATATTCAGACTCGTCATTCCTGTAAATTTCAATTTCCTTAATCAAGGCTGTGACCACATTTCTCTTTTCTTCGTCATTTATTATATTATAAACGCAGTCGAAATTCACCATGATTTTGTAAATATTCTCAAGAGTAATTGCCTGCTGCTTAATTGCATCTCGCCGAAGTCTGGCATCTTCGATTTTTTCCTCCAGCTCAACAATGACATCATATAGGGAATCTAACCGCAAGGTCATATCATGGAGCTTTCGTTCCCGATATTTTGCATCAGCAGGGAGACTGTCAATTTCCCGTTCCAATCTTGTTTTATTCAGATCAACTTCCTTCAGCTTTACCTGATAACCCTCCAATTCTTTATCCACTGCTTTCGTGTCAATCTGAACGCCAATCCGTTTTTTAATGGCTTGGGCATATTCCTCATTCCTTACGATCTCACGAATTGCCTCAATGACCATCGGTTCAATATCGGTCTTTTTCAGCATTGCCTTATATTCACAATGCTTACCCCGAACCATCCTATTCCGGCTACATACATAATAGTAAATTTCTTTGTAAGTGCCATCTTTATTTGTCCATGCGTGTTTATTCGTATACATGGGACTTCCACAAACCGGGCATTTCAGCAGACCGGATAACAAATGAACTCGATCCCGCCCAATTTTTGACGGTTGCTTTACTCCGGTTCTAAGACGCTTGGCATGAGCCTTTTCCCATACCTCCTCACTAACGATTCCTTTATGCTGTCCCTCTGTCAGAATGTAATCGTCATTTCTTTTCATCTGGTAATCGTTTTTTGTGCCTTTGACTTTTTCCTTCGTTCTCCGTCCATAAGCAATTTTACCGCAATAAACCGGGTTATCCAATATCAGTTTAATAAAATGTCCTGTCCAATCCTCTAATGTGCCATTCTGCCTCGGAATTTTCCGTATACCTTGTAAGTTCAACTGATTCGCGATACCACCCAAACCGATTTCCGATGAAGTATATAATTCAAAAATCTTCCGTATTGCCACAGCCTCTGTTTCTTCAATCATCAGCTTGTTATCTTCCAGTGTATATCCGTAGGGAGCAAAGCCACCATTCCATCCACCCTGCCGTGCCTTTTCGCGCCGCCCGTTCATCGTCTGCTCGATAATATTCTCACGCTCAATCTCAGCCACAGCAGATAGTACAGAAATCAAAAGTTTTCCGCTTGTCTGAGAGGAATCAATCCCTTCTTCTATGCAAATCAGATTTACACCATAAGATTGAACCAACTCCAAAGAGTTAAGTATATCTGCTGCATTACGACCAAACCGTGACAGCTTATACACTAAAATATAGTCAATGTCCAAGCCATCCTCAATATCTCTGAGCATTTTTTGAAAGGCAGGCCGTCCCTCAATGGATTTACCGGATTTACCGGCATCTTCATAAGTATCAACAACGATCATTTCCTCACGATCCGCAAATCGTGTCAGCATATTTTTTTGACCTTCCAGGCTGTATCCGTCCACTTGCATCTCTGTGCTGACCCTCGGATACAAAACACAGCGTTTTCCATATCGGTTCATAATTCATACCTCCAAAATTTACTTTTGGAAAATATCCTATGTAAAGCTGCGATTCTCACGCAGCTCCGTCAACCTCGCCCAGCACTCTCATACCATATTTCTCGATGATATGTGCCAGCGAAGTGATAAACGCTTCAAATTTTTGTTCCGCCAGAAGTTCTTCTGACCGGATTTCATCTGAAGGAATCAATGCGCTTTTATTCTGGATATTCTCCATTCAGAATCACCTCCGCAATTCCTAACGAAATTATAACTCTACTTGCACAGCCTGAAAATGATACGGCCTTTCGGCATCTTTATGTAATCCCCAGACTGCACAAGAGCGTCTTGTTTATGTTTTCCATGTCATCCTTGTTTAGGTGACCAATATAGTTTTTTAACCTCGACTTGTCGATTGTTCTGATCTGTTCCAGCATAACAACAGATGGTTTCACCAAACCGCATCTGTCATTTAAGTGGTAATGCGTGGGGAACTTTCTGCTTTTTTTGCTTACACTGGTAATTGCTGCAATAATAATCGTAGGACTGAAACAATTTCCCACATTGTTTTGAAGAATGAGTACAGGACGAGAGCCACTTTGTTCAGAGCCGATACCAGGGCTTAAATCAGCCGAATATATGTCACCTCGATGGAATTTTTCAAACATCACTCTCGCCTCCTTAATATCTTAATACTTAAACAACCGCACCAGTCTGAAAGAAATCTTCGGATAAAAACCTGGTGCGGCTACTGTTATTCTGTTCGGATTACTCGTCATATTTGCCACGCAT